TGGGAACCTGTTTCTTATGAAGTTTTTGATAAAATAGCACAAGAAATTTTTGATAAAGTAACTCCAGATCCCCCGGAGGCAAGTTAAAATGGCATTTCAAAAAAGATCACTTGAAGCTCAGCACATGGGTTTAGAACCAGACCCGAATGATTGGGATGGTTTAACTGAAGAGCAATTAACAGAAGAATGCTATAATGCATTTAGATGGTATTATAAGTTTTATGATTTTAAAGAATGTATGGAATTTGTTTCTGAATACTATAAAATAAATAAGGTTAAGACAACTTCACCTAAAAAGATTAAACCAGTAGACTTAATGGAAGTGGGAATGCATGTTGGTTATATTGCACGATTAAAAACAAGGGGTTGTGGATTTTTACCTGAAAAGTTTGAAGAACTCTTCATTGAAAAATTAAAAAAGATTGAATCAATTGCGGAAAAGAGGCAACATGAACAGAAAGAAGCCCAAGCTGAAAAGGTAAAGCCAAATATTCAAGAAAGAATGCGCATCTTGGCAAAAAACATACGTTATGATATAGAAGAAATTGTAGATGAACAACTTGAGAATGATTTTAAAATTAAGTTTAATTTTAAATCTTTTATAAAACAAAATAAAATTTCCAAACCGGTTGCTAAGCATTTAAAAACAGAGATTAATGAATTGGCAGATGAAATAAGATTATCCAAAACAGATCCAGACCTTAAAGAAGCATATAGTCATTTAAATGGAATTATTAAAAATAAATTAATTAAATTTTATGATACTTTAATAGAAGAATGTGATAATATTCAAACAGTGAGAAAGGAAAAAGACAAACCCGTTAAATTAAATTGGTATAGAAGGAATAAAAATAAAAAGAAAAAGAAAAAATGATATTAGTTGACTACAACCAGATGATAATTGCTAATTTTATGGTATATCGAAAGCAATATGATCCTGATAAAGAAAGTGAGATGATTCGTCACATGGTTATGAATAACATTAAGATGATTCGTAATCGATTTTGTGACAAATACGGAACAGATATGGTTTTTTGTTGCGATAATAAAGGTAATTGGAGAAAAGATTATTTTCCATTATATAAAGCTAATCGTAAAAAGGCTAGAGAAGAAAATAAACAGAATATAGATTGGAAATCTTTATTTGAGGTTATTGATACTATTCGTAGTGAAATAAAAGAACATTTGCCTTATAAAGTTGTCAATATAGAAGGTTGTGAAGCAGATGATATTATAGGTGTTATTTGTAAAAATTATAATTCAGAACCAATTTTGATTGTTTCTTCAGATAAAGATTTTATTCAGCTACAGAAATATAAAAATATTTCACAATGGTCTCCTTTGTCAAAGAAATTTATAAAAAATGAAAAACCAGAAGAACAATTGAGGACTTTGATTGTCACTGGCGACCGGAGTGATGGAATACCTAATATATTGTCAAATGACAATTGTTTAGTTGAGGGTTTGCGACAAAAACCAGTTTCAAAGAAAAAAATTGAGAGTTGGTTAAGTGGAAAACCAGAAGAATTGTTTGAAGGTGAGGTTTTACGTAACTATAAAAGGAATGAAATTTTAATAGATTTAGCACGTATACCAGATCCAATTCAGATAAATATACTAACACGGTACGAAAGCGATCAGTATGCCGGCCGTGATAAAATGCTTAATTATTTTATTAAGCATAGACTTAAAGAATTGACAGAATCCATTCAGGAGTTTTAGATTATGACACTTATAGAATTGTTTAACGCGATTGATAAAGCAAAAAGTCAGAAGGAGAGAGGGGAATTACTTACACAAAATAAAACAGATCATTTGGAAAATATGTTATGGTATACATTCCATCCGGATGTAAAGTTTTTATTGCCTGAAAGTGATCCACCGTTTATAGCTCAAGCAGAAGACCCAAGATCAACAATGCTTTACGGACAAATCCGTAAATTTAGGTATTTTGTAGAGGGCCCGGGCGGAACTGATTTTTGTGCAGGTGCAAATATAGACCCCAGCAGACGAGAAGTAATGTTTATTACTATGTTAGAAAGCGTAACACCACGAGAGGCCAAGATGATACTAGGCGTAAAAAATAAAGATTTAGGCATCAGTGGGCTTACATATCGACTAGTACAGGAAACATTTCCTCATCTCATCCCTCCATTGCCGGTATCGGAAAAGAAAAAAACAAAGTAGTATCACTTATATACATGAGAAGTGTGACAAACATTTCGGAGTAAACATATGTTTAAGTTATTAACGTTATCTATTGCTATCGCTATAGTAATGGTAATGTATCCAGTAAAAATAGTTCATCAAATTGCGGATGCTAAAGTAAGCACTACGCAAGTACTATTAAAACCGCGGGTAGAAAATATTACATTAAAACAACATCTAGAATCACCAAATATTAATCTAGAATCGCGACAAACATCCTGGAAACAAAAAGAAAGAATATATCCACAAGATGAAATATCTTGTTTAGCACATAATATATATTTTGAAGCAGCGATTGAAAGTACTGCTGGCAAATTAGCAGTAGCTTTTGTTACACACAATAGAGTAGTGGATAAAAATTTTCCAAATTCCTATTGTAAGGTAATTCATGAAGCAGCATTGCATCATACTGGTTTTCCTAAGAGAGATCGGTGTCAATTTTCTTGGTATTGTGATGGTAAACATGATGTACCATATCCAGGAAAAAATTGGGCCCATATTCAAGGCTTAGCAAAATGGTTTTATCAAAGCAACGAAAGAGATCATTTAAGAGACATAACAGATGGTGCTACTCATTACCATGCGGATTATATTGATAATCCAAGGTGGTCTAAATACAAAAAAATTACAGTTAAAATTGATAGACATATTTTTTATAGGTGATTATGCCAAGTTATGATTATATTTGTAAAAATGAAGAGTGCGGCCACGAGTTTGAGGAGTCGCATAAGATAGTAGATCGACATATACCAGCAAAAGAGCCGTGTCCCTTATGTAACAAGGACACGGTACAAATGAACGCTCAACGAGCCGGATTTGTTTATGATAATATTTCAGGCACGACTATAAAGGGTCATAAGAAGAAACCAGATGAAGCCTTTACAGATCACTTGAAACAAATGAAAAGGAATTATCCGGGAAGTAATATGAATGTTTAATCATGTTGAGTTAGATTTTGAAGAATTAGAAACAACTAATATAAACGGCCAAAGGGTATATCAAACACCTGATGGTAACTTTCCTTCTATTACAACAGTCTTGGGCCGTAAAAAAGCGCAATTCTTTAAAGAATGGAGGCAAAGAATTGGTGAAGAAGAAGCAAATAAAATAACTACACAAGCAACTCGTCGAGGCACGAGCATGCATACGGTAGTGGAAAAATATATTGCTAACGATACTGATTACTTTGGAAAAAGTTTACCTAATGTTCGTTCTATGTTTAATACTATCAAACCCTTTATAGATTCCCATCTTAATAATATTGCTGGTATTGAAATACCTCTCTGGTCCAAACAATTAGGAATTGCCGGTCGCTGTGATTGTGTTGGTGACTGGAAGGGGGAGAAAGCAATATTGGATTGGAAAACTTCTGGTAAAATAAAAAAGAAAGCATGGGTTGAAGATTATTTTTTACAAGCAACAGCGTATTCTATAATGTTTGAAGAAAGAACAGGAATACCTATAAATAGTATTGTAATAGTTATGGCAGTTGAGAATGAGGAGCCACAAGTTTTCGAAGAAAAGACTCCGGATTATTGGAAACTCTTGGAAACGACATTGAAGGAATGGAAGTGAAAAACCAAGTCCTGATAACGGGCGTTAAAGGATTCATTGGTCATCATTTATATGACTCATTAATGGACGAAGGCTACAATGTTAAAGGTATAGACGACTGTTCCGGGTTAGGCTGGGAAGACAGGGAAGTCCCTCATTCTCATTGCGATATTACTAAAGATCCCTTACCATTTTCAAATGCAGAATATGTTATTCATCTAGCTGCAAAAGCTGGTGTTCGTAAAAGTTGGCAAGAAAAATATTTAAAAGATTATTGTGATACGAATATAAAAGGTACAGCACGTATCTTTAATCATTATAAAAATTCTAAAATATTATATGCATCAAGTTCTTCCGTTAAAGATATGAAAAGCCCTTATGCAATGACAAAAGCTGCCGGTGAAGCCATGGCTCCTAATAATGCTATAGGAATGAGATTCTTTACAGTATGGGGTGAGCGCTCACGTCCTGATATGTTTTATAGACAACTCCAACAAAAAGAAATAGGATATCTAACAACACATACTAGAGATTGGTGTCATGTAGATGATGTTTGTAATGCTATTAAATTATTAATGGAAAATTTTAAAGTTTGGAAAAAGAAACTACCAGTTTATGAGATTGGGTATGGAAGCCCAATGTCTGTATATGATTTTGCAAAAGCACAAGGACCAGAAGAATTTGATATTGATGCATTACCGTTTAAAAATGTAACCGGTGAGTCAGAAGAAACTTGTGCTGATTCTGCTCCATTAAAAGCACTTGGCTGGAATGTTATGTAGTTACCCTTACAAGCAAGTTGCCTTAAAAGATTGGGACGGCGATAAATTAAAGTGGTCCCATCCTTGCTGTAATATGTCTCGCCCGGAATGGGAAGATCCAATGGGAATGCATGACATAGATAAATTAACCCCCCCTGAAATATTTGAATCAGAACAATTTAAGTTGTTGCGAGATGATTTTGATAATAATCGCAAGAATGATTTTTGTAAAACTTGTTGGAATATGGAAGAGAGGAATATTGAACCTTTTTATATTCATAATGATGATATAATTCCTAAAGGACAATTAGATTCAATTGATTTTACCTTATCTAATAAATGTAATTTAGCTTGTAGAATGTGTGATCCACAAACAAGTCATAGGTTAATGGTAGATTGGAAGTTTTTCAAATCCCAAGGGTTAATTAAAGATATTGAAAATATAACAGCTGGTAAATTTAGAGAAGAATTAAATATACCAAATGTAAAAAATTCGATTCAATATAAATGGCTTTTAAATAATCCAGTAAAGGAATTAAGATTTAGTGGTGGAGAACCATTTTTTGATTCATTAATAATAGATTTATTGGATAAATATATTAAAGAAGGTTGGGCAAAAGATACCATCTTAGCGTATCATACTAATGGTACCCTATTTAATGATGAATTAATTGGCAAGTTAAATCAATTCAAAAAACAGTTTCCAAAAATTAGTATAGATTCAATAGAAGAAGGATATGACTATATACGTCATCCTGCTAGTTTTGATGATTTAGATAGAACCGTTCGTTTATTTTTAAATAATTCTACTAATTTGGGTAGAATTAATATTGCTGTTGTTATTTCTGCTTTAAATATCTTAGATCTTCATAATCATTGGTCATGGTGTTGTACCTTACCTAAAAAAGTTTTTATTTCATATTGTGAAGTATATCCTGATAATAGGGGTATCAGCCCTAAGAATTTGAGCAGATCTTTATTAAATGAGTTGCCCTTTATAGATTCTAGAAAACATCAACAAATTCTTCAATCTTATAAAATACGAAACGTTGAAAAGAAAGATTCAGTTAAGAGAGAAATAGAATTATTTGATATGTCCAGATCACAAAGTTATAAAGATTATTTACATCCTCATTTGGTATCATGGTTAGAATCATAGTAGTTGGCGGCGGCTCCGCGGGTTGGATTACTGCACATTATTTAAAAAGAAATTTAGATTGTAATTTAACTGTTGTTCATGAAAAAGAAAATAAAATTATAGCGGTTGGGGAATCAACAACACCTACTATTTTAAAAGTTATAAAAGATCTTAAATCATGGCAAGAAGATAGTAAAGCTATTGTTAAGTATGGTATTCAATTTAAAGACTGGCTAAGACCAGGCAGCGAATGGTTTCATTTATTTGAAGACGCATTTGTAAAAGAATTTGGTGATTCTGTCGAACATCTAAGAAACAAACATCCTAAAATTAATTCAACTTTATTTAATAATTTCCACGGGGACTTTTTAGATAAATGTAATAATAATTTATTAGATCCTCAAACTAATTCGATTCCTGGTTATGGTTTTCAAGTGCAAGCAGATAAATTAGGACATGCTTGTAAAAATGAATTAAAGAAAGATTTCGGTTGGCATCCACATGAATATAGGTTAATTAAAGAAGATGTGAAACATGTTCATTTTGATGAACATGGAATACAGACCATTCAAACAGAATCACATACGTTACATGCAGATTATTTTATTGATTGTTCTGGATTCAAAAGAATATTGATTAAGAATTTGACTTCCTTTGAACCCTATAAGGATATGATAGCGAATTCATATATTACTAGTAGATTAGATAAACATAAAAAAAGGCCTTATACTGAAACAACGGCATTAAAAAATGGTTGGCGTTGGGAAATAGATACTCAAGATAGAACAAATGCAGGCTATGTTTTTTGTGACCATTTAACAAGCCATGAAAAAGCAATGGAAGAATCAGGCATACAAGGAGAGAAGAAAAGTTTTATATCTGGGAAAATGAAGGATGTTGCAATTAAAAATTGTATTAGCAACGGCTTAGCACAAAGTTTTATTGAACCATTAGAAGCAACATCATTAATGATGACTTGTTACACTATTGAAAAATTTGTTGATGTTATTAAAAG